GTGACCTGGCGTTCGTCAACCCGGCGGACTTCAACAGCATCCGCAAGCGCCTGGGCGCCGACGTGATCTACGACAAGATCACGCCGAAGGACATGGCCTCCGTGTCGTTCAACGGCATCCAGATCGTGGGCATGACGGGCAGCCTGAAGCTCGTGGCCGACAACAGCGTGCCGGTCGGCAACGGCCTGGTGACGCAGATGGACAGCTGGGAGTGGGCGTGCCTCGAGCTTCCCGGCCTGCAGTCCAACGAGCTGACCGGCGAAGCCCTCCGTATCGCGGAGGACGAGGACAGCGTCGAGTACCGCTGCGCCTACTACGGCAACCTCGGCAACCACGCGCCGGCCTTCTCGGGCACGGTCAAGTTCTACTAAACCACACACCGAGCCCGGAGACCCACACACCATGCTCAAGTCAGGAATCGCCCCGCTTGCGACCTTCAGCGATCACTCGCTGGTGTTCGTCGCGGGAAAGGTCGCGATCGGCGCCACGGGCGCCGTCGGGACCAAGACCGGGAAGGGCTTCACGGTGACCCGCACGGGCGCCGGGCTCTACACCATCACCCTGGATGGCACGGGCGGCTGCGCCAACATCCTGCACGCCGACCTGATGATCGTGCCCGCCTCTGCGGGCGCGACCCTGCTCGCCACCGTGCTGACCCACGGCGCTTCGACCCGCACCATCACGGTGCAGACGAGCGCTGAGGCGACGCCGAACACCGCGGCCGACCCCCCGTCGGGCTCGATCCTGAGCCTCTTCGTGGTGGCCTCGACCCAGTGACACCGTAGCTGTCCTCCACCGGCCCCCGCCCGTCTCCTCCGCGGGCGGGGGCCACCTTTTTTGGGGTCCCGCCCCTCCTTCCCGCCCGCAGGTGACGCATGGAATCGACGGCCGTAGCAACCATCATCACGCGAGCGCGGCGCCGCTGCGACGCCGAGACGGCCACGCCGACGGCTGACTTCATCACGGACGCGGAGCTGCTCGACTACCTGAACAGCGCGTACAAGGAGCTGGTCGACCAGATCGCGGACAGCAGCGAGGGTGGGCTCGAGATGTTCGCCACGAGCGCCACGCTGACTAGCCCCTACACGCTGCCGGCCGGCTTCTACCGGCCGGTCGCGCTGGATGTGCCTGGCACCGGTACGACCACGTGGATCACGGCCCCACAGTTCAACTTTCAGCAGCGCAACAACTACACCAACGGCGAGCGGCCCATGTGGCGCATCATCGGCGGGCAGCTGCGCTTCTCGCCGGAGACCGCGGCGCCCACGAGCGTGCGACTGTGGTACATCCCGGTCGTGGCGGCCATCAGCTCGGGCGACAGCATCGTGACCTACAACGGGTGGGATGACTACCTGGTCGGGAAGCTGATGTATGCCATCCTGGAGAAGGAAGAGCGCGACACCGCGCCCGCCGCGCGAATGGTGGCCGGTGCAACGACGCGCATCGAGCGCGCCATCATGCGATTCAACCAGGCGACGAGCCAACGCGCGGACCGTGTTGAGTTCATGCCCGAGGACGTCTTCGACACCACCGGCACCTACAGCGGGTGAGCCATGACGGTCCGCAAGCCGCAGCCGCCCGCGAGCTTCCGCAGCCCTGAGCCTCGCACGCTCGAAGATCTGCGCAAGCTCACCACATACCTGCGCGAGCAGAATGCGTGGCTCGAGTACCAGATCGCCAACGCCGGGGGCGGAGGCGGCGCTGGCGTGACGTCGTTCAAGGGCCGCACCGGTGTCGTGGTGCCGGCTGCTGGCGACTATACGAAGTCCGACGTCGGGCTCAGCAACGTGACCAACGACGCGCAGTGGGCAAGCACGCTTTCCGCGCAGGTGAGCGCGCTCACTGCGAAGACGTCGCTGGTGGATGCGGACGTGGTGCCGATCGAGGACAGCGCCGCGAGCTTCGGGAAGAAGAAGGTCACGGCCGGGCTCCTGCGTACATACACCGGCAACCCGTACATCGATCCGCCAGCGAGCCCGCACGCGGACAACGATGAGTTCAACAGCTACACGCACGGCGGCGCGTGGTCGATTTGGGATCGCACCGGCGCGGCGGTGCCGACCGCGGTGAACAGCATCGACCCGTACACATTCCCGGCGGCCGGCACGTACCGCTGGGCGATTCGCGGGAGCTGGCTGCACCTTCAGTTCCCAAAGAACGCCAACGACTATCTGCTGTACAAGGCCGTGACTGTGCCGGCGACGGGTGCGCTGGCGTTCGGGCGGGTGTGCTGCTGGACAGCATTCAACGGCAACCAGGTAATCAACGCCAGCCGCAACATAGCAGTAGGCTTCTGGCAGAACAGTGCAGGGCGCCCGTCGACGACGGCACCTAACCTCATGTCGATCGTGAACACCGGCGTGTCCAATCGGTTCCTGCAGATGGCCGTTGCGGGGTCTACGAGCGCATCAGCGCAGAACACCACCGGACAGGTTGCCACCGACATCCTTGGCATGTTCCTGCGCACAAGCCCGTCAAATCTGGCGATGCCGATCGCGGCCACCACCAGCGGCGACGTCAACACGACAAACAACACCTCGGTGTTCACCTGGACCGGCACCATGGCCTACACCGGGTTCCAGTTCAACATGAACGCGGACGCTACCAGTGCGCTCTGCCCGATCGTGGCCATTGACTACTTCCGGCGCGTCGACTCTGCGACGGCCTGGATTGTGTGAGGAACCATGCTCGAACCGAAGACCCAGATCGTACCGTTCGCCGCCGGAGTCGTGCGCACCGCCGACGCGAACGCCGTCGCGCCGGCTGCCGGGTTCCTGCAGTTGGACAACTGCGTGTTCGACCAGGACGGCGCCGTCATCGCGCGTCCGGTGCACGCGCCCCAGACCAAGTTCCAGACGGGTGCCACCGGGAAGACGTTCCTGCGTAACGGCGACGCGCTGGCGCTCACGAGCGCGGCCCCGCTCCTCTCTTCCCGCTTTGCGGAGCTGTTCCCCGGGCAGCGCGTGGTCAGCGTCGAGGCGGCGCTGGAGAACGTCACGAGCCGCTACACCGCGGTCATCATGTCTGCGCTCACGGAGGACGAGTCACACGCGTGGTACCAGACGTTCACGCCGGCCACGTTCCTGGCGATCGTGGATACTGACGGGCAGATCCTCACGATGCAGGAGATCGCGAGCCCCGCATTCGCGGGCTCGCTCGGCACGGTCTACAACCCCAAGATCGTGGCGGTGACGAACTCGACGACGCCCACGTGGTTGATCACCGGCGTCCGCACCGGCACCGGCGACCTGTACGGCGCACAGCTGCAATTCACGGCGTCGTTGGCGACGCTGCTCTACACGGCGCCGTTCCTGATCGGCGCCGCCGCGGCGGGCGGGCTGAAGCGCTCCGAGTACGACGTGTGCAGCGACGGGACCACGGCGTTCGTGGCCTACAGCGACGGTGCGGGCGTCGTCTGGAAGTCGTACAGCGGGAACACGCTCACGCTGCAGACCACGGCCACGAGCTTCACCACGTACGGCGCCCCCGGCGCGGTGTGGTGCGAGGTGTCGGGCTCGACGCTGCACGTCATGTACCTGACCGGCACGACGGTCACCGGGAACGTGCGCGCGGTGAAGTGGGCCACGTCGGGCGGTGCCAACACCGGCTTCCAGCTGGTGGCCAGCTCGGTGACGATCCCCGGGCTAGTGACCTACTCCACCAGCAACGGGATCGTGGCGTGGAACAGCAGCCTGGGACAGCTGAACTGGGCGGTGCTGGTCTACAGCAACAACACCACTCCGCTGACGGCGGCGACGTACCCGGACATGCTGTTGGCGTCGCGCGCGAGCGGCAGCGCAGTGGCTGTCTACAGCGCGGCAGGCTGGGCGAGCGGGTATCAGGCGCTGGACCTGGTCACCCTCACAAGCACCACGACGGCCCCCCTCGTGTACGCGCGCGTCGCGCTCGACGACTTCGCACCATTCCAGCTGTTCGGCGCGGGCGGCACCACGGATGACAGCATCGGCCGTTTCTCCTACTACCAACCTCGTTGGGCCGGCAGCACGTTTCCCGTGCTGGTGTCGGAGGCCAACGGCGCGGGCGAATCGGCGCCGGTCGACTCCGTGGGCGTCGTGCGCCGCGTCCGCCTGATGCAGTTCACCGCTCCGGGCGTGCCGACCACGGCGACCGTTGGACGCGTGCAGCTTGTGGCGGGTAGCATCCCGCAGAGCTGGGACGGCGTCAAGCTCGCGCCGGCCGCTGCGCTCTCGGCCCCGGCCACCCCGACGCTTGCGCCGGGAGCCGCCGGGTTGCTGACTGGCGTCTACTCGATCCGCACGGTCGTCGAGTTCGTGGACGCGCGCGGGCAAAGCTGGTTCAGCCCGCCGAGCCCCGCGAGCACGCCCGCCACGCTGGCCAGCCAGAAGAAGACATGCACGGCCACGATCAACGCGCGGCTGATCGCGTCGCAGCTGGGGGCGTACAAGCAATTCCGTCTCCGCTTCTACTCGACGGCAGCCGGCGGCAGCACCTACTACCTGATGTCCTCGTTCGTCATGGACGCGGCCGCATTCTCGGTCGGGCAGGACAGCACAGTCAGCTACGACGACGGCACCACGGACGCCCAGCTCGCCACCGCTGAGCAACTCTACTCGCAGTCGTCGGACGCGTTCGAGCTGGCGCCGCCGCTGAGTCACATCTGTGCCCACGGCAACCGCTTCTTTGGTGTGCGCTCCGACGTGCCCGAGATGGTCATGTTCACGGATGAGGCGTCTGACGGCTTCCTTCCGCGCTGGAACGCGCTGCGCTCGTTCCGCGTCGACAACGGCGCCGGCCCCGCGCTCGCGTGTGCCTCGCTGAACGACTCGTTGGTGGTGTTCCAGGCTGAGCAGCTCTGCCTGGTGCGTGGCGACGGACCGACCAGCGCGGTCGCTGACACCACCCAGTACCCGGTGCCCCAGCGGTTCGCGAGCATCGGGGTCCACCCTTCCCGCACCGCCACGATCGTGTCGACCGCGGCCGGTGTCTTCTTCGTGGGGCGCCGCAACGCGTACCTGATCCAGCCCGACCTGCAGGTGGTGCCGATCGGCAACGCGCTCGGGTCGGTGCGCGACTGGGTGGCGGGCTCGTTCACGCGCGCGCGCTACGTCGCGTCGCGCAACCAGGTGTGGCTGTTCGGCGCGCTGGCCACCGCGTCGGGCTCGTACGGGCTGCCGTCCATACAGATCCTGGACCTGAACACGATGCGCTGGACCACCGCGACGCCGGGCTACGGCGACGCGTTCGACGTGGTGGAGTCGACGTCGACCGGCACTACCTACGTCTGCGGCGGGCGCTTCGCGTCGCCCCAGGTCTTTCAGCTGTCAGACACGACCCAGCCGCGCTACGAGCGCAACCTCATCACGACCGCCGTCGACCAGCCCGTGGTGCAGACCATCGACCTGCCCTGGCTGCGCCAGGGGGAAGCAGCCGACATGCGCCTGCGTAAGGTGCTGCTGTCGGGCCGCAAGGACACGGTGAGCGGCGGGAGCACCATGCCCAACATCACTGTCTCGGTGTACGTCCAGAGCGCGCGCTCCGCGCTCGCGTCGGACACCCCGGTGCACACGGAGACCTGGACGGGCAGCGGCCTGACGGTGGCCGACTCGTTTCAGCTGGCGTTCCGCAGCATTACGCAGCGCTGTCACGCGTTCCGCATCCGGATCACGGTCACCCCGACCGCCACCAGCTACCCGGTGGTCCTGAACGCCGTTACGTACATGTACGGAATCACTGGGCCTGCTGGCAAGGTGCCGGCCGGGACCCTCCCCAGCGCCACCTGAACCGTCCCGGAGAGATATGGCCACACCCTACAACCCCTGGGGCCGCAAGTCCGCCGCCGTCAACACCGACGACGGCGCGACGCGCGCCATAAAGTCCGGCGACGTCGGGCTGGGCGGGCTGCAGACCGCGCTGGGCGGCGCTCCGCCTCAGGTCGACCCCAACGTCGCGGTACTCGCGGGAATGGGGGCCAGCGGCGCGCAAGCGGCGAAGTTCGCGGGCGACAGCGGGCTGACCTACGACCCGTCCACCGGCAAGGCGGCGTATGGGCTCTCGAGCGCCCAGATGCGCGACTACCTGCTGGGCTCGGCTGACAACCTGCCCCAGGTCGGCGGGCAGTTCGACCCGAGCGCCGCCGTCGGCGCCGGCCGCACCGCGACGTGGGCCGGCCAGGCCGCCTCTTCCCGCGCTGCCAATCCGCTGGAGTGGGCCCAGGATCCGAACGCAGACCCGACCGGCATGCTGGCCCAGGCTGGGTATCTGCGCTCCGTGGCGGGCGGCGCGCGCACTGCGGCCCAGGACCAGCTATCCGCTGGGCTCGACAGCTCGCGGCGGGGCGCTGCCTCGATGGCGGCGGGTGTCCGCGGCGCGCAAGCGGCCGCGGCGCGCAGAACCTCGCAGGAGGCTCAGCTGGACATCACGAATCAGGGGCGGGGGCAGATGGCCGCCCAGCAAGCTGCTGACCGCATGAGCGCCCAGACGCAGCTCCAGGACCTGAACCAGGGGATTACCGCCGGGCTGGCGAACCGTCAGGACCTGATCAGCGCCGGGCAGCAGCACGACATCGCTGCCCAGACCCAGGCGCAGCAGCAGTACCAGGACGCACAGCGCACGATGCTGGCGAATCTGGCCACACGCAACGACCTGACCGCCGAGCAGAAGCAGCAGATGCTCCAGGCGTGGCAGAACCGCGCCCAGGCCGACCGCATGGCGGCCACCTACGGGCTGCGCGCGCGCCAGTCGTACGCCAATCAGCAGCTTGGCATGCTGAACACCGACATCGGCAACGCCGCAGCCGGTGGCCAAGTGGCGGACCGCGTCAACATGGCGCGCTTCGAAGACAGCACCCAGCGCACGGCGGCAGGCGTGGCGGCGGTCGGAGCGGGCGCCGGCATGGCGATCCGCGGTCTCGGGGGCGGCGGTTCGGCCGCGGCCCCGTCGGCGAGCGGTAACTACGCCGGTGCCGACATGTCCTCCAACCCGTACGCGGGGTACGCATGAGCAGCTGGTTTGGCAAGTTCGCGGGCAACTCACTGGACCCGCTGCACATCGTCTACAAGCCGGGTGCACCTGACGACGCGAACCGCGACGCCGCGCTTGCGGCGTCGGCCAGCGCCGAAGGCACCGCCACGCTCGACGCGCAGCAGAAGCTCGCCCAGATCTACGGCGGCTCGCTGCCGGACCTGTCGCGCGCCACGATGCTTGCGGGCGACCAGGCGCGCCAGCGTCAGGACGCCATCACCGCGGCGGCCGACAACATGGCGGCATGGAAACCCGCCACGTTCGATGCGGCAGCCCCCGGCGTGCAGCCACAGGACATCCGCGTCATGGAGGGCCAGGGCAACCTGCAGCAAGCCGCGACGGCGGCGCGCGCGGCGCAGCTCGGACAGCAGCGCGCGGACCTGCAGCCGGTCATGGCCGGGCAGATGGGCGCGGGCCCGTCGGTGGCCGCGTCGCAGCAGGCTGTCGCGCTCGAGGCGGCGCGCCGACAGGCTGGCATGCAGGCTGCCGCGGCGCGCGGCGGGAACGTGGGGCTCGCAGCGCGGGCCGGCATCCTGGGCAACATGGCGCCCCAGGTCGCGGTGCAGGGCGCACAGGCGCGCGGCCAGGAGCTGGCGTCGCTGCGCCAGCAGTCTGGCGTGGGGCAGCAGCGCCTCTTTGGCGGGCAGCTGGGCATGGACCAGTCCGCCCAGCAGCAGGAGCAGCTCCGCAATCAGCAGGAGCTGGCGAACCGCGCGGCCGCGGTGCGCCACGCCGGGCTCGCGTCGGACGCGTTCGGGCAGAGCGTGCGCGACTACAAGGTGGGCGGCGCGCTGATGAAGCAGGCCGACACCGCGAAGCTGAACGCCTACGACCAGACGATGACGGACACGGAAAACGCGTTCGGCTCGTACCAGGATTACCTGCGCCAGCTCTACGGCACGTCCCTGGATACAGCGGTGAAGGGCGGCCAGCGCGCAGCGGGCACGCTCGACACGATCCTGGGCGCTCAGCGCCAGAAGGACGCAGCGAACGCCGGGCTCGTGAGCACCGTGGTCGGCGGCGTCATGGGCGCCGTCGGCGGCGGACAGAGTGACAAGGTCAACAGCAGCGCGCCGTAAAGGAGGACACGTGCCTGACAACGAGCTGATGAGTGTGGATCCGGGAACGGGCGGGGCTCAGGGGGCCCCTGCCCCTCTTCCCGCTCAGGACGTGCCCTTGAACGGCACCGGGCCGATCATCGACCTGGCGCCGCAGCAAGCGCCGGTGCCGGGCGTCAACCCGGCCGCCGCCGTCACCGCGCCCCAGCGCGCAGCTCCCGCGGCGCCGCCGCAAGAGGACCAGCTCACGCGCGCGCTGCGTCTGCTCGACACCGACTCGAGCCAGCTCACGCAGAGCGACTGGAACCTGATCGCCGCCGATCAGCTCATGAAGCAGAACCAGATGGCGGCGGGCCGCGGCGGGCCCACCCACTCCGTGAAGGTGGGCGAGTCGCAGACGTTCAGCACCCAGCGCACAAAGGTGGGTGCGGAGGCGAAAGCCGCCGACGCCGGTGCGGTCTCGGCCGCGAACGCCCGCGGGCAGGCTGTCCTGGACGGCGCTCACGCGCAGCAGGCCGAGCTGGCCGCGCGCGCCGCAACGCAGGAGCAGCAGGTCAACGAGCTGGCCGCGGACAACGCGCACAAGGCGGAAGCGGAGGCGCAGCGCCAAGAGCGCATGGCGAAGCTCGAGGCTGACCAGAACCGCCTCGCGCAGGACGTGGCCAAGGAAGCGCGCAGCATCGACCCGGACCGCTGGCTGCACCAGTCGATGGGCCGGACCATCGGCGCGTCGCTCGCGGCTGCCCTGGGGGCGTACGGTGCCACGCTGGGCAAGACGCCCAACTTCGCGCTGCAGATCATCAACGACGCCATCGATCGCGACTTCGCTGGGCAGAAGCTGAAGCTCCAGGCGAAGCAGGACCAGCAGAGCATGCAGGCCCGGACCATCGAGCGCACCCGCGCGCTGTTCGGCGACCAGCGCGCCGCGGACATGGCCGCGCGCGCGAACCTGCTGGAGGTGCACAAGGCCCAGGTCGAAGCCCTGGGCTCGAAGTTCAAAGGCACCCAGGTGGAGGCACAGGCGAAGGAGACCGTGGCGCTGATCGACCAGGACGCGGCCAAGTACCGCGCCCAGGCAGCGCACCTCGAAGATGTGCACCAGAGCAGCAGCTCGTCCGCGCAGCTTGCCACCGTCGACGCGACGGGCAACGCGGTCGGCTCGGGAAGCGGGAAGGGGCAGGTCCCCCTGACGGCGTACGAGGTGAGCAAGCTCGCCGCGGAGCTGAAGAAGAAGCAGGACGACGCGAAGTTCACCGGCGGCGAGGACCCGGCCAACAGCCAGCGCCGCACGCGCGAGGTGCTTGACCAGTTCGCGGCGTTCAACACGATGCTCAACACGTCGCTGCCGGCGTGGGAGAAGGCCGTGAAGAAGGCCCAGCTGGTGGGCGCGGGCCCGTTCAGCATCGACGTGCCGCTGAGCGCGGCAAAGCAGGACAAGGGCCAGTATCAGCAGCTGGTGACACAGGACCTGGTGAAGGCCCTGTCGGGCGCAAGCAGCACGCCCCAGGAGCGCGAGCAGATCAGCCGGGGCATCGTGTTCGACCCGAGCGCGAGTGCCGACCGGCAGATCCGGAGCATGCACACCTTCCTGGGCGTCAACGCTGCGAAAATGAAGTCGCTGTATGACTCGCTCACACCAGACGGCAAAGAGCAGATGCTCCGGGCCGCGGGTGGAAACCGCAAGCAACTCGAGATGATGCTCGCGGGTCGCCCGGTGAACGATTGGATCACGCGCGGCGCGGAGGCGGGCGGCGTCCCACACGAGGAGTAGCCGCATGGGAGATCGCAACGTCAACCTGGTGAACCTGCAGTCCGGTGCCGTGGAGAACGCGGCGCCGGAGCAGGCACAGGAGCAGTTCCTACGCGGCGAGCGCGGGCTCGTGCCCGGGCAGACCATCCCGCTCGCGGCGCCCGACGGCACCGTGATGGACTTCAAGGCGGACAAGGTCCACGGCGCGCTGGCCGACGGCTGGCGCTTCGCGGGCTCGCCGGAGGTTCAGCGCGCGGAGGCTGAGGCGCGGCCGGTGCAGTCCGCGCTCGAGGGTACGGCCCACGGGCTCACGGCCGGAGCCAGCTCACTGATGTTGCAGGCGCTGGGCGACTCCGGGCTCGAGGCGCGCTCGCGCACCGACGCGTTCCGCAGCGGCGAGATGGCAGGCATGGCCGGCGGTCTCCTGATTCCCGGCCTGGGCGAAGCGATGGCAGTCGGGCGCGGCGCGGAAGCGGCGCGCGTGCTCGCACCGGCGGCGCGGCTCGCGGCGGAGGAGACGGCGGCAAAAGCGGCGGGCAGCGCGGCGCTGGCGGAGGCAGCGGGGTCGAGCGCGGCGCGGGAGCTGGGCGTGCGCGGCGCGGTCGACGGCGCCGCGTTCGGCGCGGTCGGGGCGATGTCCGAGGAGAGTCTCGGCAACCCGGAAGCGAACGCGCAGTCCATCCTGGCCGCGGGCGGCATGGGCGCGCTGCTGGGCGCCGGGCTGGGCGGCGGCATGGGCGCGGTGCTGGGCGGCGCCGGTGACCTGGGTGCGGCGGGCTGGCGCAAGGCGCGCGCGGCGCTGCTCGAACCGGACCAGCTCGCGGCGCACCTGAGCGCGTCCGGCGTAGCCGCCGACGCGGGCAACCCGATCGTCAAGGCGTTCACGAAGCTGGTGCGGGAAGACATCCCGGCCGCGGCCGGCTACAGCCGCGAGGCCATCCGCACGGTGCACACCCCGCAAGCGCAGCGCTGGATCGCGGAGGGCGAGCAGACGCTGCAAACGAGCGTGCGCCAGACCGCCGACGCGTTCGACCGCGTGGCCCAGGAGCAGGCGGCGCTCGACCAGGTACTGGCCGTGCGCCCAGACGTGGTGCGCGAGGTGAGCCGCACCGGCAACGCCACCAGCGCCGTGCAGTCGCTGGATTACATCGCATCTGAGATGCGCGCTCGTCTGTCCGGCATCGAGGCGCTCGAGCGCACCGGGCGCGGGGCGAAGCAGGGTGCGGCCGAAGTTGGGCGCGTGCTCGACGACGCTGAAGAGGCGGTGTTCCGCGCGGCCGGCGTGAAGCGCGAGCCGTCGCCCGCGCGCGCCGCGGGGCTCGACTTCCCGGGCTCGCCCGCTGTTCCCGCTGCCGGGCCCCAGGGGCTGGCCCACCTACATCAGAACTTCGAGCTTCCTTCCCGCGTGGCCGGGGAGAGCTTCGCCCAGCTGGGCCGCGTGCACAGCGTGCTCGACAACGCCGCGCGCAGCGCGCCCGAGGAGTTCCGCGGGCTCTACCGCGAAATGGCCGACTTCACCGCGCGCACGCTCGAAGACTCCAGCGTGTGGGGCGCACCCGCTGCGACCGCGCAGCGCGAGATGTCCGCCGCGCTCCGCGCGCGCGATGAGGCATGGGCCGCGATCCAGAAGCGGATGCCGATGGTCGATGGGCGCGTGGACCGCGCCGCGGTCGACAAGCTGGCGCGCGAGCTGCGCAGCGTGAAGGGCGACGACGGGCTGGCCGCGCTGCAGCAGTGGCACACCGCGTACGCGAACCTGGCCGACGTGGCGGAGCGCCACTACGTGGGCGGGAAGAACGTGGCCGTGCGGGCACAGGTCGCCGTGCGCGACTTCGACAAAACCGTCGAGCACCTGCAGCAGAAGCAAGCCGTCTTCAACGCGCTGAACCAGCTCGACCGCGAGCGCGCGAGCGCGTCCAACAACTTCGGCGGCGCGGCCAGCTGGGCGCTCGGGTCGGTGTTCGGCGTGAAGGGGCTCGCCGCTCAGGCGCTGGTCGGGACCATCACCCATCCTTCCCGCACCGCGCGCGTGCGCGCGGCCACCGCGGACATGCGCGAGGCGGTGGCGTCTGCCGTCGCAGAGGCGGCCAAGGGCATGGTGCACGGCGCGAGCTTGGCACCCGCGAGCGCGATGCTCACGCGCGGCAGCTCGCGCGCGACCGCGGGCATCCTGGAAGCAAGCACCGTCAAGCAGCGCGAGGACGCGTATCGCGACCGCGTGGCGGAGCTGAATCGTCTGTCGGACCCGATGGCGGTGCAGGAGCACCTGAACACCGCGACGCGCGACATGGCGGAGGCGATCCCGGCGCACGCGACGCAGGCGCAGATGCAGGCCACCCAGGCGCTGGCCTACCTGCAGCAGCGTCTTCCGGCCGCGGCCCAGCCGGCGGCTGGCGGGCTCGGGTCCATCGGGCGCCCGCTCACCCCGAGCGCGCAGGAGATGCTGAAGTTCGGGCGCATCGACCACGCGGTACAGTCGCCGCTGGCCGTGGTGCACGAGGCGGCGCGCACCGGCAACGTGGACCACGCACAGGTGCAGGTCATTCGCGACCTGTATCCAGCGTTGGCAGAGCAGCTCACACTGAAGCTGCATCACGAGCTGGGGCAGCTGGGCGCGGGCGCGCCCGCTGCGCGCACGCGGAGGGTCCTGGAGGCGTTCCTCGGGGCGCAGCCCGGGGGCAGCTACCTCAAGCGCGCCCAGAGCGTCCACGAGGCGGCTGGCGCCGGCAAACCGGGTCCAAAGCCGCAGTCGTCCCGTGGTAGAGGCGCAAGCGGTTCCGCTGCTGCGCAGCAGTCACTGTCACAGAAGCTGGAGAGCTGAAGCCGCCATGCGTAACATCGAAGTCCCAGTCGTCAAAAACCACGCTGATAACGCGACGTTCAAGTGCCGTTGGTTGGACACGCGCCAGTGTAGCACCCTGCACCTACACTTCAGCATCGCCGCCACCAGCACCCCTGTCGGTACCCTCACGATCGAGGAGTCGAACGACCCGCAGGTCGCGCGCAACAACGAGACGGGAGTGGGCGGCGACAGCACCAGTGACACCGTGGCCAAAGTCGACATCACGGCCAGCTCGCGCGTGGTCACGTCGGGCACCGGGCTCGCCGTGAACGGCGCCAACTCCACCATGGTGGTCATCACCGCCCCCGCGGCGTTCGTGCGCTTCGTGTACACCGCCACGTCGGGCGGCAGCGCTTCCACCGGGTTCACCTGCTGGGCCCAGGGTAAGACCAATGGCTGATCAACCCGCGGCGGCTGTACCTGCGCCGGGGTCCAGCTTGGTCCATGAAGTGTTGAACGCAGTCGAGCGGCTCGCCGTAGTGGGCGCCATCACGTACGTGTGGGCGCAGGGCAAACTCGACTCCACGATCGCCGTCGTCGCGCTGCTCGCCGTGGTAGGCGTGTCGATGGGTGAGCGCAAGTTCGGGAAGCAGGGGGCCGGGGGCGGCGCGAGTATCGTGCTGGTCCTGGCCTCCATGCTTTCGACCCTCCTGCCCGCCACACAGGTTTGACATGGGCGACCCCAAGATCACCGAGCTGCCGGTCCAGAAGATCTACGGCGACGCGCCGTGGGCGCAGCGCGCGGTAGAGAAGCTCTACAGCTTGGGGATCATGCAGGACACCGCCTCGCGCGAGGCAGAGCAGGAGATGGCGCGCCGGCACCTGGCCACGATGGCCACGCCGTCGGGCGCGGTGGCCAACGTCGCATCACAGGTCTTCGGGCCCCTCGCGGCCGCGGCCATGCCCGAGTCGCGGCTCGGCGCGGCGGTGGTCGGCGGCGGGCTCGGCGCGATGGACGCCTACGCGCAGGACGGAAGCGTTGTGTCGGCGCTGAAGGGTGCGGGCGTCGGGGCGGCGCTCGGTGCAGGAGGCGCGGCGCTGTTCGGCGCGCGCCCCGCGGCACGGCTTGCGGCCGCGGAGGCGCCGGTGCGGGACCCGGCCAATATGCTCGCGGTGGCGAAGTCGGGCAAGGCCATGATGGCGGAGCTGTCGCCCGCCGAGAAGGAAGCGCGCCGCCGCTGGGTACACACGAACTCGAGCGAGATCCAGGCAGCCGATGCCGCGCGGAAGACGACGGGCGAATACGGCGAGCTGGCTCAGACGCTGAAGGGCATGGCCGCGAAGCACCAGTCTCCGCCCGCCACGCTGTACCGCGGCGCGCACCTGCCCAAAGAGGCGGTCGAGAAGCTCGCCAAGGGCGGCAAGTTCGACACGCGGCGCATGGAGAGCTGGTCGACCAACCCGGAGACCAGCCAGGCATTCGCGCTCGGGAAGGACATCCCGGGCAAAGTCCCGGTCATCTTCCGGCAGCACAACGCGCGTGGGCTCGCGCTGAACCCGCTGGAGTCCGAGGTGTTAGTGCCCAACGCCCAGAACTACCGCGTGAAGTCCGTGGGCCAGGCGCCCGACGGCACGCACATCGTGGACGTGGTGGTGGACACCGGCCGCGCGGCGCGCGACATGGCGCGGGGCGCGGTCCCGTCCCTGGGCAGCGCAGCCCCCGTAAGGTCGCGCAACGACTAGCCAAAGGACGTCATGGCCGCCTTCTTCGTGCACAACCGCTCCAACCCCCAGCCCAGCGTGCACCGCGCGGGCATCCGCTTCGACTCGACCGCCACGGACGCGGCTGGCGACGTGGTCAAGCAGTACGCCGCAGCACACCCGGTGAGCGCGGGCGACGTGCTGGAAGTGGTGAGCGCCAACGCGTTCGCTCCGCTGACCGCGGCTGCGACCGTGGTGTTCAGCCCCGCCCCCTCTGCCCCTCTTCCCGCGATCGGCAGCTGAAGCCGACCCTACCAGGAGAACCCCAACGATGCGCATTCTTGCTCTCAGCCTCGCCCTGATCATGCCCTCTTGCCTGTCCAGCTCGGACGCGGTGAAGGAGGGCCAGACCGTCATGGTGCGCGCCGGTCACGCACTCGAGGCGGTGCGCGAGGCGTACATCGCGGTGTGCGGCGATCCGGACGCGGACGCCGGCCCCATCCCGTCGGAATCGGCAGCGTGTGCGAAGGCGAAGGCGGCGTTCAACGCGGCCCAGTCCAAGTACACGGCGGCCAACGACCAGCTGTGAAAGGACCGACACCATGCTCGAAGCCCTGCTGAAGCTTCTGGCCGCTGCCCTGAAGGCAGCGGGCCTGAAGAAGGGACCGGACGTCAAGCCTCTCTGAGGCTCGCCACCTGGACCCGCGAGGAGCCCCCGGTGCACCAGCTGCACCGGGGGCTTTCGTTTTCACGGCAGGCCGCCCGCGGCCCGCAGCTGCGCCGCCGTCCAGGCGTTGCGCTCCTTGCTGACATCGGGCCGCCGCGACTCGCGCGCGGCGGTCGCCCAGTCCCCGGCCCGGATCGCGGCCACCATCTTCGGCCACGCGGCTGCGTCGACGTTGCCCGTGTTGAACTTGATGTCCTGCAGCGCCAGCTGGGCAGGAGCGGGAAGGGCGAGCGCCCAGGTGGGCAGCCCCCCAACCCGCTTCACGAGCTCGCGGTCGATGGCGTCCGTACTCAGCCGCGCTCGGGTCATCTTCGCGTAGAACGCGGGCAGCTTGCCGGCCGGCGCCGCGCTCACCTCGATCCAGTCGAGCCGCACCTGGCCGGGCAGATCCCAGCTCAGTAGCTGGGCCTCGCGCACCGAGCGCAGCGCGAAGCCGACGCCCGCGGTGATGATCCCCTTGGTGTCCTTGTAGAGGTGGGGCACGACCCCTTCGAAGCGCTTCAGATCTGCGAACCTGTCAGGCGAGGACATGATATGTGCCCTTTCGTGTCATGGTGTAGTTGGGTCCCATCGCGAGCTTCACGAGCTGGAACTGGTCTGCCGTGAGCTGATACAGGTGGGCGGACGCCACCTTGCCGACGTCGGGGACGAGGTGCACGTCGCCGCTTTCCCACATCTCCGTGCGGGAGTCGTAGAGCGCGGTCAGCCCTACCGACTGCCCGCGTACCGCGTCACATTCGAACACCGCTCGCACGCTGTACGCGGCGAGCGTGACGGTGCTGCTCACGACGCCACCTTACGCCACGGGTGCGGCTGTCGGCACTCTTGACACAGGTGGGGGCCTAGAATCGGCACGTCGCTGATCATGCACCCCGCGCAGCGTGAGCAGCGTAGCTTGAACACGAGCGCGGTCAGCCCCTCCATCTTCCCGCCCGCCTCCTCGCATTCGAACACCGCTCGCACGCTGTACGCGGCGAGCGTGATGGTGCTGCTCATGGCCCCCTCCGCATCTGGCG